ATATTTTTCTAAAAATATAAGAGTTTGTGGACTAAGTTCAATTGGTTCTGTAAACGGTATTTCGTACATTTTGATTTCTAATGTATTTGTTAAGAAATCAAAACCTTCTTCACTTAATCTTAATGCTAACTGTTTACTTGCTCGATTTGATTGCCACCATTTTCTTGCATATAACTGGACGTTGGCATCGTCAATGCTTTTCCCCCACTGTTGTAAGAAAATTTTAGTTAGCGCATCTCTTGTAAACATATTAGTAGTTATTTGATAATTGTACCACTAGTTAATTTAACAACTTGGAAGTCTGTAGTTCTAAATGTTAAATTTAATTTTTTTGCTAAATTGTGTGCGTGTCCTGGATTACTAAAGGATACCTTTTTATACTTAGGACCTGGATAGCTGGTAAGACTATTAGAAGATTTTAAATTAAAAGGTTCACCTTTATAAAAAACAGCCCATATTGCTTCGCTTTCTAAAATTTGCTCGCACTTATAGGTTTTTTTATCTATATGTTCTAACAGTACAGTTGGCTTTGGTCGACTCATAATATACGTATCCGAAAAATATACGTATATATTTATCATCTATTTTCTTTCGTCAAACCCACCGCCATCCATGCTTACTGTTACTACTTCTGTGGATGTACTACGTTTAAGTTCATTAAACATAGATTCATAGTCTTGATTAAGTTTTTCCATGCATTCAGCAAGTGCGAGAGACAGTAATCTAGCCTGTTGTATAGGCATTTTAATATCTTTACCTTGTGTTAATTCAGCAGATCTTACCTGCTGAATAAACTGTGTTAAAGGTGTTAGATTAATCTGACTTTGCATTTGATAGTACTGCCTTCATTTCTATTTCTGATTTGAAAGGTCCTTTAAAAGGATATCTTTCAATAGTAATTGCTTTAGGACAAAAGCTCTTAACCCACCCCTTGTCAAATTTAATAATGTAATGTCCAGCACAGTAAAGACTTTTACTGGCATTTGATTTTGTAAAAAGGGGTAGTTTCCTTTGAACATCATACATTGGATTGTAAGGTTTACAACTTGTAGGATATCCGTGGCATTCATTTGGTTCGGTTGGACTTAATTTTATTTTTTCACTTTTTAGAAAAAAATCTTTACCAAACTGTTTGGTAAGCTCGTCCTTTTTATTGAACATTATCTCGCCATTGGTGCTACTTAAAATAAACTTGTTATTTTCTTTTTTATGTAATGTAGCAACTTTTTCGCCGTCTTGTTCGACGATCCAAAATTTTCCGTCTACGATAGGTTTAGCATGTATCTCTGTCATTTTTGTCCCCTTATACTAGGCCCCTAAGGCACCTTAGTAATGTACGCATATATTTATCTCTTAAAAAGTCCCCTAATCCACTGTGCTAGATTAAGGTATCTAAAATGGTAACTGGTTAACATAGGGGGAATATGCGGACACCTTCCCTGCTTCCAGTCGCAATTCATTTTAATATTTTGACCGCAAGTTTCGCATTTCATTAGTCTGTCTCTCCACCTTTACTATCTGGACCAAATGGCCATTGGTTGTTTTTATTTTCTTCCTGCCATTTACGTACTGATTCTGCAAGTTCTTCGCGTGTACGCAGTTTTACATTTTCTTCAATAACTGTTCCGTCATCTTCACACAGGCTAACTTGATACGGAGCATCGATAACTAGATAGTCATCTTCGACTTGCCAATCATGTTCACCGTCAAACAACCAACCAGCTCCACCTTCGTGATATGAACTTTCAAACTCTTCTTTCTGTTCGTCTGTAAAATCGTCACTAAATTCAAACCAGCAGGCATGTTGGTCGTCTAGTTCTGCACCCCATCCGCAGTCTGTCTTAGCATGGGCTTGTTGCTCGCCTTCTAACGGCAAATTACAATCCATGTCTTCTTCTACAAAACCTTGTCCCCAACGATAGTGATCATCGATGTTAACCCAACTAATTGTACCGTCCGCATTTTCGCGGAACATTTCTATATGCCAACAGATACTTTTTTTATGCAAAGGTTTAATTAGATATACTCGGGCCATTATTCGTCCTTAAACTCTACACAGTTTCCATCTTCATCGGCAATGACAATTTTAACTTGATTACCATTTTCGTCTTCAATAAGAATAGGACCCCAACACCATGCTTCACTTTCGTCAAGCATCCAGCCCTCTTCATCTTCAAGAGCTTCGTATGCGCTACTTTCTTCGATAAGTTCCATTAGGCGTTCTTGTTCTTCTTCGTCCATTTCTTCAGGCCATTCGTAATCCTCCCAACAGCCGTCATTCATTCCTTCGAGTTCTGAACTTTCAATATTAGGTCCTGACAGGTTGTACATATTAACACTATCTTTTCTGCCATCACCTCCAGGCACAAATTCAAACTCAAATTCTGGAGGATTGTCGTCTGAAGTTTCTACATAAAAACTTGCCCACCGGAAACCAGTCTTACGACGAATGGTCATTCCATTTTTAGTATAAAGCTCATGTTCTTCGCACGATTTTTTATAGTAAGTAGATACTTTCCAGTTTGCCATTTTATTCTCCTTGATATTTTGCTTGGAATGGTTCAGCGTATGCTTGCATGTGACCGAGATCAATCCCTTGCCCCCATGTATTACAGAACTTCAACATACGTAGCCCAACTTGTGTTATATTCTTTGGAACTGTACCTGCTTTGATTGTTTCTTTAATACATTGCTTAACATCTTCTGGCTGTGCAGTTAAATCGATCAATGTGCGATTTCGCTCGTAGTCATCTAACACACGATGCTCTTCGCCATTATGGTCAACCCAACGTTGGAGCATGAGATTGTTCCAATTGAATCCCTTCTTGTTTCGGTCTTCAAAGGCTTCTGTAAGACCAACTTTGTTCTTAGAACCTTTTGTACGTACACCTGGATATGCTGAGAAGACGTTGTCGCCAGAATCACCACGAACACATTTTTCAAACAACAACCATTCTGGGTCTACTTTTTTAGGCTCGCCTGTTTTCTTGTCAAGAACACGATTTCCTTTTTTATCAAAGATGCCCTCAATGGTGTGAGTTTCATCTTGAACACCGCTATACTGTTTTACATTGGGTGCTAGTAGTTGGTGGAAATCTGAATCCGTGCTGATAATAACATGGCTGTCATTTGGATGCATCTGAATAAAGCCTGCAATTAAATCATCAGCTTCTAAGCGTGGATGTTGTAATACAGATACGTTGGTCTTTTCACTAATGAACTTTTTGAACTCGTCAAAGGCTTCCCAGAACAATTTATCTTCTTCTTGTTCTTTTGGGGTAAGGGCCGCACGAGCATCACTTCGATTTCGTTTGTAAGGCGCATAAAAATCCTTACGCCACGAACGACCTTCGAGGCAGAAAACTACGTGGCTTCCGTCAAAATCTTTCCATGCTTTTTTAATACTACTAAAAGTAATATGAAAAGCCATTCCAATTTTAATATCGCTAGAACCTTGTACAACATGTCTAGCACGGAAGAATGTATTGGCTGTGTCTACTAAGATGTATGTCATGCCTGTATTATATTTGATAAGACAGCATAAGTCAATTAAAGTTTACTCAATCTGAGATCTGTTGTTCGGTAATTTGGTTACATTGATAAACCCGGCAGTTGCTCTGCTAGGATCTTGTCCAGCTTCAGCAAGCATATTTGCCGCTAGATCTCTAAACCAACGATCTACAATTTCTTCATCTGGGTCGCCATCAAAGCCGTATCCAGATTTTTTAAGCTCGTCAATGAAGTAAGAATTCCAATCTAATTCAAAGAATCCATTTCTTATATTTTCTTTATTGACATGAGTGTCTAAAACAGCAACCCAAGGTTCTTGCTTTTTGGTCGCACGTTCTTTTGGCGTAAGTTTTGCTAGTTCTTCTTTAACTTTTGCTTCTTCAGCCTTGGCAAGGGCTTCAACTCGTTCTCGCTCTAAACGTGCTTTTTCTTCTTCAATTTTTTTAATACCAGTTATTTTTTTGAACCACTCTTTCATTAAGTCCCCCACTCATTTTTAAATAATGGCACTTGCAACCTGTCACTATAGCGCAAGCCGTTGTTCATTGCTAGTTCAGCGACCCTACGATTATTAAGAGTATAAACAGACTCCACCCCACCAACTGGCATAAGATATACGGGTCCTGTAAACCCTTCGGCTCTGTAAATGTCTGCTGTTTCAATTGCTTCTTCTGCATCTTCTTCTGTTGCCACCACAAATTTTAAATATGTATATCCGACATCTTCGTATTCACATACAACGTCGGGTCTAATTGCTGCTTCTCTTGTTTCCCCAGAACAACTCAATTTAGCACTAACACTGAATGTAACTTCTCTACTGGCAAATGGAGGATTTTGTGCCCAATCAATGAGATACTTTTTAAATTCTGGAGTTAGTTTTTGAGTACCGTTAGTTTCAAACGTAATTTCTTTTAAACGCATCATATCCGGATGCGACAACAGTTCGGGATAAATGTTTTGCCATTTAAGTAACGGTTCGCCGCCTGTGATAACAAGATGCTCATCTTCCCAACGGTTATATGGAAGGATCGACATAATGTTACCTACGATCTCATCTGGAGAATAAAAAGGACTCAGATGTTTAAATGCAGGATGCCACGATGCATAACTATCGCATCCTGTAGATACTAGCGGAAGATCCTCGTATGACTTATACAGATGAACATTGGCAGCGATCGGATCAACCTCTGTAGTCGATTCTCCTTTGGGCATACCAAACCCTGCACATTTGAAATTACAACCAAATGTTCTCATGAACACAGAAGGAACACCCATGTAGCGTCCTTCACCTTGTACACTATAAAAT